ATATTCAAATTGATCTGTTTATTTTCAGGTTGTTTGAGGTGAGTTAGTAATGAATTAGCAGCATCACTTTGCACTTTCTCTGATGCAGCATTATTCATTAACCAGAATTGTTTATTGATTGCAGCCTGGAATTTATCTTGATTAAGAATATGCGTAGGAATAACAGCTTGTTCATAAACCAGATTAACAAGCTTGTTGTTATTGTACCCAGCTACGTGAGCACTAATATCTTTAGGGGATTTACCTAGCTGAAGCCATCCTTGTACTTTATCTGGGAATACTTTTGCATATGCATCCATATTGGTATGTCCCATAACTTTATAAGAAACATACATCACAGCTTCTAGATAACTACTGAGTTTAAATTTACCTTCGCTTAAAACACGATTATAAGAAATCATATTATCTCTGAATGCTTCTCTAAAATCAGGATCTGTTAATACTTTATTAATATCATCTACAACCTGATCATTAATACTCTTGTGAACTGTTGGTGGTAATGCTTCTTTAAGTTCTTGCTTAGTAATCATAAATCCTACTATTTGAGTTACTATACGATACAGCAGGTTATACATTGTTTTACTTATTTAATAAAGGAGTACCTAATGGCTACCACAATACCCATTATGGCTGAAAGAGGTGTATGGCTTAAACCAGCCTACATTTATGAGTTTATTGGAAAGGGTAATTTATATTCCTATCAAACCATTGGTGAAGGTAATTTACTTCTTGAAGTCTCTAATGATCGTAAGAATTGGATTACATTATTAACAGTTGAAGGTGAAGAATCAGTTGTATTAGAACATTCATGGAGGTATCAACGAGTAACTAATACTACTGACTTAACCATTATTTTAAATAGGAATTAAGATGATTACAGTCAATCCAGCAGCTGTACTACAAGTACCTTCAGATTGTTTACCTGAAGAAGTAATACCTCAAATTGTAAGCACAGAGCTACTAAACGAAAAACATCATTTAAATATGCACGGTAAGAAATTAGGTAGAGAAGTTTATCTCACAGATTTAATGTGCTTTGCTAAAGCATTAGGAGAACTGCCTACAGATTCTTGGGTTATTTTAAGTGCTGTTAATTCTATTAATCCAGGAGATATAGATGAGTAATATTATTCCTGTTTTAGCAAACAAATTAGTTTGTTTAAAAGAGGGTCTGATTTATACCTGTGTAGGTAAAGAATATGTTTTTACATATCAATCAGCAGGTGTAGGTAGATCTACTGTATTTGTATCTAATGACCGTAAAAATTGGGTGTGGTTAGTTACTTTGATTAATGATGATAGTGCTGTATGTATGCATACATGGGAATACCAGAAGCTTGTTGGTAATGATCTCAGCGTAACAATGAACCGAGGATAATATGCCTTTAATAAATAAAGATGCAATTCTAGAACCATTTGACTTTGATAAAGTGGACTTCACTTTATTACCTAAAGCAACCTTACAGTCACCTGGTATTATCCTGGTTGGTGAAGGTTTGTCTGTAACACCTGAAGGTATTCTTTCAAAGACTCATTACAACCTTGAGGACTTAAAAGATAAACCATTAGCTCGTACAAATTTAGAGGTATTCTCCAAAGAAGAAACCAATACTGCACTTCAAAATCTTAAAGAATACACAGATCAAGAAAATGCTGCTTTAAATGCTGCAACTTCAGCTGCTATTGCATCCTTATCTGATTCTACAGATGTTG